CTGAGATATTTTTTGAAGATGTTTTAATGGCATTACATTTCTATGGTATGCCAATACTAGCAGAGAATAATAAACCTAGATTACTATATTATTTAAGAAGAAGAGGTTATAGAAACTTCTCTATAAATAGACCTGATAAAGCATATAACAAATTATCTGTAACTGAAAAAGAAATTGGTGGAATACCAAACTCTAGTGAAGATATTAAACAAGCCCATGCAGCTTCTATAGAAACATACATAGAAGATCATGTTGGTTATACTGGAGAAGGTTATGGACAAATGTACTTTCAAAGAACACTTGAAGACTGGGCAAGATTTAATATAAATAATAGAACAAAGCATGATGCTACGATAAGTTCTGGACTTGCTGCTATGGCTTGTAATAAAAATAAGTATTCACCAGTATACAGAACACAAAAGAAAAAAGTGCAATTATCTTTTAATCGATATGACAACAACGGAAGTATTTCAAAAATAATAAAATAAATGATTTATACTAACACAAATAGTTCTTTCCCTAGTCAGGTAGTACCAGACGCAGAAAAGCAAACCTTAGAATATGGTTATGCTGTAGGTAGAGCTATTGAAAATGAATGGTTCAAGGGTGATAGAGGTACTAATATTGGTGGTAGATTCGCAAGCAATTGGCAATACTTTCACAAATTAAGATTATACGCCAGAGGAGAACAATCCGTTCAAAAGTATAAAGATGAATTATCTATAAACGGTGATTTAAGCTATTTAAATCTAGACTGGAAACCTGTAGCTGTACTGTCTAAGTTTGTTGACATTGTTGTTAATGGGATGACAGATAAGGGATACGAAATAAAGTCGTTTGCTTCAGATCCTTTCGCTGTAAAAGAAAGAACACAACACGCCTCTGATTTAGCTGAAGATGCTTTTTCACAAGACTTAATACAAGAAGCACAGCAAAATTTTGGAATTGACTTAAGTAGAACTAATGTACCTAAAGATCAATTACCTAAAAGTAAGGAGGAACTTGAGTTACATATGCAACTAACATATAAGCAGGCTGTAGAAATAGCTGAAGAAGAGCTTATAAACAATGTGTTAGATTATAATAAGTATGAAGAGGTAAAGAAAAGAGTAGCATACGATTTAGTAGTATTAGGCGTTGGAGCAAGTAAAACTGATTTTAATTTAGCTAATGGAGTTACTGTTGATTATGTAGATCCAGTTAACTTGGTTTACTCATACACTGAAGACCCTAACTTTGAGGATATATATTATGTAGGTGAAGTAAAGAGTGTTTCGTTGGAGGAAGTTAAAAAACAATTTCCAGACTTAACAGATGAGGATCTTATAGAGATACAAAGATTTCCAGGTGACTCTAGCTATAATAGAAGTTTCAATGGCCAAGACGGTAACTACGATAACGTACAAGTACTTTATTTTGAATACAAGACATATAGTAATCAAGTATTTAAAATAAAACAAACAGATCAAGGTTTAGAAAAAGCTTTAGAAAAAGACGATACTTTTGATCCACCCGAAAGTGATAACTTTAATAGAGTTAGTAGATCTATAGAGGTATTATATAGTGGTGCTAAGATATTAGGCTATGAAAAAATGCTAAAATGGGAGTTAGCAGAAAATATGACTAGACCTTTTAGTGATCAGACTAGAGTTAATATGAACTACACTATATCTGCTCCTAGGATGTATAAAGGTAGGGTTGAAAGTATAGTCAGTAAGACTATTGGTTTTGCTGATATGATACAATTAACTCATTTGAAGATACAACAGGTATTAGCGCGTATGGTGCCAGACGGTGTCTTTGTGGATGTAGATGGATTAGCTGAGGTTGATTTGGGTAACGGAACAAACTATAATCCGCAAGAAGCTCTTAATATGTACTTCCAAACTGGTAGTATTGTTGGTAGATCATTAACACAAGATGGTGATCCTAACAGAGCTAAAGTGCCTATACAAGAATTACAAACATCGTCAGGTATGAGCAAGATACAAGCGCTTATACAAACTTATCAGTATTACTTACAAATGATAAGAGATGTCACAGGGCTTAATGAAGCTAGAGATGGTAGTCAACCGGCAAAAGACTCTTTAGTTGGTTTACAAAAACTAGCAGCAGCCGCATCAAACACAGCTACTAAACATATACTTCAATCATTAATGTATATCACTGTTAGGATATGTGAGAATATAAGTCTAAGAGCGGCTGATATGTTGAACTTCCCTTTAACTAAAAACGCTTTAATGAACTCTATAAGTAGTTTTAATGTAAACACTTTAGAGCAAGTGGAAAAACTAAACATGCACGAGTTTGGTATATTCTTGGATTTAGAGCCTGATGAAGAAGAAAAACAAATACTAGAAAGAAATATACAGATAGCATTACAGTCTGGAGGTATTGACCTTGAAGATGTTATAGATTTAAGACAAATATCTAATATTAAGTTAGCTAACCAAATGCTTAAAATAAAACGTAAGCAGAAAATGGAGGCTGATAGAAAAGCTCAAATGGAGAATATACAGGCTCAAGCTCAAGCAAATGCTCAGGGTGCTGAAAAAGCTGCTATGGCTGAGGTTCAAAAGCAACAAGCATTAGCTCAAACAACTCTTCAAATAGAACAAGGTAAGTCTCAATTTGAAATGCAACGTATGCAGACTGAAGCTCAGATAAAAAAAGAGCTTATGGCCGAAGAGTTTAACTATAATATTCAGTTAGCTAAAGCCAGAGCTGATGCTGAAAAAGTAAAAGAAAAAGATATAGAAGATCGTAAAGACGAAAGAACTAGAATACAAGCTACACAACAATCAGAGCTTATAGCACAACGTCAGAACGATGAACTACCCAAGAATTTTGAGTCTTCAGGTTTTGACTCACTAGGTGGTTTCGGATTAGAACAATTCGACCCTAGATAAAAAAACTTTATTAATTTTATATTATTATATTATGTCAGAACAAACAGTAAAACAAGAGGGTGAATTTAAATTAAAAAAAAGAAAGACACCTAAAAAATTAGCTACACCAGAAAGCAATGTTACTAAGGTTAGCATGAAAGAGCCTTTAATCGAGACAGAACCAGATATCACAAAGGTAGTAATAAAAAAAGAAACTGATGCCATTCAAACACAAGCGACAGATGATAGCGATGTTATTGTCAAAAAACCCGAAAACAGTTCAAACGGCGAAGCAGT